GATTTTAGGTGCGACGGAGATTATTTCATCTCCGGCGATTATAGCAGTGCGACGGATAATATGCATATGGATGCCACGCTAACCGCGATGTCGAGAATTCTTAGGAATCTCGGCCTCGAGGAAACGCGAATTGGTATGGCTGCACTCAAATCCTTCTCGGGTGGGACAATAGTCTATCCCGACGGAGAGAGGGTTCGGCAGACAAGAGGACAGCTCATGGGTCACCCCTTGAGCTTTCCTTTATTATGCATTATTAATCTATCGACATACATGAGGACGCTTGGTATTACTCGGCGCCTTGACGTTCTTCGCTCCCCACTTGTTATTAATGGTGACGATATCCTCTTTAGGGGGGAGATCGGTCATCATGACAGGTGGCGCTCTTGCAGTGCTAAGGTAGGTCTCGAAGTGAATGAAGTTAAAACTTACGTTCATAAGAAATTCTACTTAATTAATAGCATTCTAGCAAAAGCAGGAGCAGGGAAAGTCGTATACTATAATCGCGCACTTGCGATCGGCCATGGAGTAAAGAATGAACCTGTCAGGATGGTAACCCAAGCAGACACACTCTGGAAGGCTCTAGAGCATCCTCGTCCCCGGGCACAAGCCCTCGGTCGTAGCCATTTAATGGAAACGATCAAGGCTAAGTTACCAGGAACGAAGAATTTCGAGCCGAATTGGTTTATCCACAAGAAACTCGGAGGATTGGGCCTCGAGAATGACGGACGCGAATTTAGAGTCACCTTCAATCAAAGGAAGGTGGCCACTTACGCGATGCGACATCTCGAGCAGACCCTCATACTTGAGAAGCTTGGAGATAAACCGGTTAGTGTTGATGCAGCACTGCGGTACCTCAAGAAAGTTCGTCCATCTTTCGAATCTACTGAATTCATCGGCCCATTTAATAGAAATGAGGACTTTGAATTCCAGTTGGATGCGTTAATGTGTCGAGCTCTGAGGCTACACGCGTGGATAAAGGGACCAGGAAGAACTGGCGAGGAAACTCGCAGGTACTTCTTTAGGAAAGCTTTACTTCGATGCCGGGAAGAACCGGCCCGAGTTAGTACTATCCTGAGATTCCAATTATGGCGAACACGCATACCCAACTACGAAACGACCGACGGGACTCCTATAGACCAAGGAGACCACTCGATCGATGTGGACCTTATGGCTTAATCAGCCTAGGTCAACGCAATGAGGCAAGGGATCCGTCCGCAACGACGCTAAACTACGATCCAATGACCTGCCACCCACAGTGGAATGGGGTCTTTAG